AAAATCCGTTGCACCTATTTTTACTTGAACCTTTACATTCTTTCCCTTGTAAAGAAACACTAGCGTTTATAAAGCTCCGGCGTAAAAACATTTTTACATCTATTCTATCCATATGGTAATAGTGTAACTATTCTTCAAAAGATGCAATATATAAGGAATATTGGTATTCATCTTCTGCAGATGCTTCATCTGTAGATAAAGTTGAATACCATTCCTGATACTCAGGTATTCCTACTAATTGCATATGTATATAATATACAACAGCAAGAATAAGTATCAACACTAAAATCATTACCTCAAAAATCAGGTTCTATTATCTGTCGATGAACCATATGGTTTGAACCGAAGGAGAATTTCAAATCCACAGGGAGGATTGCTAAATGTTATATGATGACGAATAATTATAAATTACTTTACTTAAAGTAACATTTCATACGCAACCATATGGTAAGGGATGGGAATACCGTACAGGGTTCCCCTGGTATTCCTCTAACAAGGGGCCCACCCTAATTGGGGTATGCTACCGCCAACCATATGATTCAACATGTAATGTTTTAAGAATCATGGTTTATATCTACCTAGTTGCTCCTAAAGTACACACATACGTTTTTTGTTATCATTCATTACATTCATTAATTTCTTTATTTAATTCACTTATTATTCTAACAAAAAACCTCCTGTGTTAAACTTTAGAATTTTCCCCGATAACACCATATGGTAGTAGTGATTAACTCGTACGAGAGGAGCCATCTCCGTAAAAGAAAACTTGCTAATGGTTAAGTTTTAGAAGAGTAGATGTGCTTAATAAAAAGATAATAGAATTAGCTATTAGTAAATGGCATGATTATATTATCAATTAAATAGCACATAAGCTGGAAGCGATAGGAGGAGAAAACTTGGGCCTTTACATAGGGATTCTTTTACGGAGGATTGGCTAGAACGAGTTAAAGCGTTAAGCTACCAAGGTATGTTTACACCATACCATATGGAAAGAGATGTAGTCTATGCTTATTGGATCATGTAATGAAAGTATTGAATGTAATGATCTAAGGTAGCATTAAGGAAAATAGATTCCTCGGTTCCTACATTGTATGATGAACCATATGGTAGAGGGCGTTAGTCGGCGCCAGACTATCGGCGGTTAATTTAATTATTTATAGAATAGAAATAATAGATATAGGATATCGTTAAATTGAACCGCTAGTGTCTGGCTGCCGCAGAGAAGCCAGTATACCATGATTCGTTTTATGCTGACGCATGAATCATATGGTTGTACCGAAAATAAAAGTTACGGAATAGTTTCAGCTTTTTCTGAGGAATATGATAGTATAACTGAATAAATAAAAGACGAAGAATAAGATGAAGACGTCTCCGTAAGTTTTCATTGTTGCAAGGTAAAAACCACGATTCCTACATACTTGCATGATGAATCATATGGTTGTAAAATAATGCGATCAAGAATTAACTTTGTGTCAATGATTGATCAAATAAAAAAACAACCACAAAAGGACAGAGGTTTTTACACCCCTGCCCAATTGTGCATTATTCATCATCAAAAAACATGATTATTCCTCTTCTGTGGAATCATCACTGCCTTTAACAGTAAAATCATGATAAATTGCTTCGTCATCTTCATTGATAGTCAATAACTTGTCTTTGAACAGATTTACTGTTGCATTGTACGCGCTTTGACCTGTTGCTTTCAAATATTGTGTTGCTGTTAGCATTTGTGGTTCTTTTCCTTGTGGTCTATACAATTTTGTGTATATCATGTCAGGATTTGAGTCTAACATTTGTTCTGCTGCTGAAATGGCTGAATCTCTGTTGTTATTTGCTATTTTTCTGATAACTTCTGGGAGATTTGATTGCCTACCTTGATGTCCACCTACGGGCCAGTTTTCATGACCTCCGGCTTCACCTTCGTTTAAGCATTGTCGCCAAACCTTCTCCGCACCTGCAGGATTTTTAACTATTCTGCGGTAACTTAGGTTTACAAAATCTATTGAATCTTGACATTCCTCATTTCCTTCATTCTCTTCGGCCCACTTGAAAAGCGGGGCGAATTGCCGTTCTATTTTATCTGTTGTCCATTTATCTGACACTTTTTCACCTCTTTTAGGTAGTTATCTATTCTGCTATCATTAGTTATAAGGTAAATTTACACAAAGTTGTATTACCATATGGTGCAATTTATAGCGGACAAATGGTAGAAATTAGCATCCTCACGAGGGCCTAATTTATGCTAGCGCATAACCCCATAAAGGGGAATAGTACCATATGAATCTTAATAATAGATTAAGCAAAAATACAATAAAGATACAGCATCTTTATTATGGCGGGGGCCGCCGAGGGGGGTTCCCCTTATAACCGGCCCGACCCGCCGTAGTAAGTAGGGCTGAATTGTTTTCAGCATTTCTCAAGTGTTGTGTGCAACTTTCACTAAGTTTACATATAAATCAAAACTTCAAATTTAACATATTTATTTTACTTTAATACGTGATTATTAATTAGTATAAATTTTTTTATTATTTGAAAAAAAGCTATAAAGAGTGTTTTTGTAATGAAATCGCAAGTATTCTCAGTTGTTTCAAGTTGTCTCAAGAGTCTGGGATTCATTTTGAGCAAGAAAATAAGATTATCTACTACATTTTGATAGTTATCTCACTATTCTCACTATTCTCATTACTTTACTACTACTACTACTACTATTATTGTGTGTGTGTAAGAGGGTGGGGGTTGGGATTAGTGAGAATAGTGGGAAATGAGGCATTTTGTATGAGAAAATGGCAATATGTCGCCCATTTTGTTTTGGGACAAGTGGGAATAGTGAAAATAGTAGTCAAAATGTATAAGAAATACAATAAAGTGAAAAGAATGTATTGTAAAGTGGAGGTTTTTTCATGAAAGCAGAAAAAAGAATAAGAGAAATAATAGAAGAAGTGCAAGAATTGTTGATAGCAAAAAATAGACAGTATGGTAATAGTGCATTGAAGCCTATTGGTGTATTTGCTAATGGTAGTGCAACGGATTTAATAAAAATTAGAATTGATGATAAGTTAAATAGGTTGATTCAAGGTGATGAAACTATTGAGGCTGATGAAGATATAGTAAAGGACTTAATAGGATACTTTGTATTACTATTGATAGCGATGAGGGATGAAGATGTATAGAGATGATAAAGGAAAATTTATTAGTAAAGAAGAATGGAATAATAGGCAAGGGCCTTATGTAAATGATGTTGAGAATGAAAAAACGAGTACCCGGAATTTGGTAGGTATATTGTTTGGTATTGTGATCACAGTTACATTTTTAATAGGTATGGTGTATCCAATATGACTAATATTGAGAAATTAGATGAAATGGTACAGGATATTAAAAATGAAATAAATGTAATTAATTCATGGGAAACCTATAATGAAATAGTTACTGAAGTTATATTAGATAGCAAAATACATAAAGATTTACAAGTTATTGTTGCGAAATTGATTATATTTGGTGATGATAATTATAATGAAAGAGGTTATATCATGGAAGCAATTAAAACTATAATAGAAGGTTATGTAGGTGAAAAGATTGACTTTAAAGAATAAAATGATTGTAGAGATTAGAAAGAATTTAAGATTCTTAACCAAAGAACAGTTAATTAATATTATTATTCATGAGCAAGTAAAACCTTTAGATAATGAGGATGTAATGAGATATGCAGAAAGATTGTATGAAGGATTAATAGATGGATGGGTGCGTGATGAGAATGATGAAATTAAAATGTAAATGTAGATTATCAATTGGTATGATAATTAGAATGACTCCTTTTCCAGATAGATTAATTTGTAGGAAGTGTGGATTACATGTATAAATTACTATTAAGAATAAAGACAAAAGAGTACGTATATGAAGAATATGGTGAGATGAATGAGAGATAAAAAATTAAAAATAAGAGCTGGATTTATTAAACGATTAGGTAAATGTAATTGTCCAAAAGATAATTGTCCTAGACCAAATGGATCAGCCTGTAAAAGAAGAATGGAGAGAATGAAATGAAAAGAAGAATGAGACAAGCAAAAGATAAATATATAAGTTATTGTTGTACTAAATGTGGTTATAGATGGGCTTTAGATAGACATTGGCTACATCTAACTAATAAGAAACCCAATGTTAAAGTAATTTATACTAAGAAAGGACATAAAATAGTTACAAAAAGAAGACCAGGGCATTGTTGGTGTGAAACTAGATTTCCACTAACAGTAGCAGAAATAGAGGGATAAATATGAAACTAAAAAATAGAAATTATAGAAATAGGTGTGCGGAATTTATTGATTATAATGGCCCTGCTACATCATCTACAATGATTAACAATATTAAAAATTATTTAGGGCAACCATGTGGCAATACTCCTAAAAATGCAAAAGCTCTCTCATCTTTATTAAAACGAGATGATAGATTTGAATATGAGATCATTAAAGCTGATGCTTTTATGGGTGGCAAACATGATTTGATGTTATGGAAATTAAAAGAGGTGGAAGAATGAAAGCAGAAGGAACATATATACTGGCAGTAATGATAGAAGAACGAGCAAAGAATGGTATGATCATTGGAGATAAAAATAAAGCAAAAGTACATAGTATTGGTAGCGGAGTAAGTTTAGATCTTCAAAAAGATGATATTATCTGGATACATAAGAACGCTGGATTAAAATTTGGTAAGTATTTAGTACTGGATGAACAAGATATAATAGCAAGTGGTGAAGAATAATGAGTGAATATAAATATAAATTAGTAAAAGCTGTGATGAAGAAAGTGAAGAAAGAGGACTCTGGGATCTTAAATGGACTACTCAGAAAAAATGCTGATTCAGAATATTGGGATAATATGATGGCATTATGTGTAGAAATGTTAGATGAAGTAGGTGAAGAAGATGAGTAAAGATATAATATACGGTGAAGAGGCTAGAGATAAATTATTATTAGGAGTTCAAGCAGTAACAAAAACTGTATCTCCTACATTAGGCCCAAAAAGTAAAACAGTTGTATTAGAAAGTCCATATGGTGCTCCAAGTATTATTAATGATGGAGTTACAATAGCGAGAAATATTGACCTACCAGATTCATTTGAGAACTTAGGAGCTAAACTACTTATTGAAGTTGCTTCTCAAGCACAAATAAATGCAGGTGATGGTACTACTACTGCTTCAGTTTTAGCAAATGCTCTTTGTGAAGAGGGGCTAAAGATGGTAAAAGCAGGTGCATTAGTAACAGAAATTAAGGCTCAATATGATTTAAGTATCAAATTAGTATTAGATGAATTAGAAAAGATGGCAGTTCCAGTAAAATCAAAAGAGGATATTACTAAGATTGCTACGATAGCATCAAACAATGATGAGGAAATAGGAAAATTAATCTCAGAAGCAATAGAAGCTGTTGGTGAAACAGGTGTAATTATTGTTGAAGAAAGTAAAGATATGCAAACTAAAGTTGAGTTAGTAGAGGGTATGGAACTTGAGAATGGTTTTATATCTAACATAATGGCTACAAATCAAGAAGAAATGGTTACTGAGTATGAAAACCCCCTCATTTTGACAACAAATTTTAGAATCATGAATTTTCAGGATATTTTACCAGTTCTTGAATTATCTCTACAAGAAAAACGGCCCCTTTTAATATTGTGTGCAGATTTAGAAAATACAGCATTGACTAATATGACTATTAATTTAATGCAAAAGACCATACAATGCGTGGTAGTAAAAGTGCCGGATTTTGGTGAAGATCAAATTGAAAGAGCAATAGACATAAAAACTATTGTTGGTGGTTCAGTATTTACAGAAGAGACAAATGACACATTAGAAAATATCACTCTTAAAGATTTAGGGGGTGCGGATAAGGTTATTATTAATCAAGAAACAACTACTATAGTTGGAGGCGCTGGAAATATTGTAGATGTACAAGATCGTAGCACTATTTTAGCTAATCAAATAGATAAAGCTAATAATGAATGGATTGAATCTAAACTTAGAAATAGATTAGGTAAATTATCTGGTGGTGTAGCTGTGCTACACATTGGATCATTAACTTCTGTAGAAATGAAAGATAAAATGGAAAGAGTAGATGATGCATTAAATGCTACTAGAGCAGCAATAGAAGAAGGTATCGTAGTAGGTGGTGGAATAGCATTAATTAAGGCTAGTCAAGTAATTAAGGAACACTTCAAAGAAAATGAAATAGGAGCAAATATAGTATATGAAGCACTACAGAGACCTGCACTTCAAATAGCTGAAAATGTAGGAGTAAGTTCATATGAATTTGTATTAGCTACTGATAATGATAAACCAAATTACGGATTAAATGCTCTAACTGGAGTATTTGTAAATTTATTAGAAGCAGGGATAATTGATCCAGTTAAAGTTACTAGGTCAGCATTAGAAGCAGCAGGATCAATTGCTGGAATGATATTAACAACAGAAGTATTAGTAGTAGAAAGAGATATTGAAAATAAAGAAGAAATAGAATAAATTAATAAATTAACATACTAAGCATGATACTTCAAGGCTTGGAGTCAAAAACAACATGATTAGTAGCAAAGAATAACTGAGTCATTTTGATTTAGTTAGTTAAGATAAAGTACTCATTATGAAGGAGAAAACAACAACTAAAACTACACGCCAACCTTTATAGAGTATGTAATACTACATATTATTGCTGAGAAGCACGATTTTGTAGCGGATTTAAGTAAAAGATTATGTATAGTTTTTTAGAAAAACAGAAAAAAAAAGAGGAATGAAAATGGTAGATATAGCAGCATTAGAAAATACATTGAATGAGCAATTGGAACAGGGTTTAATTACAGACCACGAGTTCCGAAGAATTATGGGCAGAGCAACAGGTGGCGTTTATCTTGACGCAGACCAACAAGAAGCATACAATGCAGCACAGGATTGGGCTGCAGGTGTTTTAAGCACACTAAATAAGCTTCATATTGTAGGCCCTAAAAGAATGGACAGCACTGGTAGAAAGTTAAACACTAACCTAGTTAAGTTTATTGCAAAGGGCGGAAACATTGGAGAAGATGGTTCTCCAGATCTTTCAGAAGTGAATGCTTGGGTTGTTACTGAAGCTGAAACATCAGAATCTGAAGATTCAGAAGAGTGAGGCGGTTAAAATGGTAAAGGTCACAATACTAAACGAAACCGGACACACTGAATTAGAGATGAGTGCGTTTGAGACAAAAGAGCAAATTATGGATCACCCTACACATTGGGTATATGTAGATGGTGAACTTGTTAGTAGAACAGAAGTAAACAACATTAATTTTGAACAAGTAGATGATGTGACCCTTACACAAGCAATTGTTGGGGGCTACTAATCCCACCTGGTTTTTTTGGCACCGTTTTTCCTAAAAAAGCGGGCGTTTTATATTCACTAAGAGTGATAACCATGGGTTATATTAAAGAATTAGTATTAGATTTCTTGAAGGCTATTCAAGTAGGTTATAATAATTTTAAACGCTCTTATTCATTAAATAGAGGCATGACTAAAACATTAGCAATACATCATAAATTAGTAAAAGAAAGGGGTCATTGTGGCGCTTTTCTAATAGAGATAGAAACTTACATTGATGATATTAGTGATGAAGATATATCAATATGTGTTGATGACTTTATTAATTGGGCTGAAACAGTAAATGACGAATTTCCTGATATTGCACCCAAAAAAGAACCAGAATGGGAAGAAGTTTTGTCTTATCAAAGGCATAAAAGCTAGGGTTTCCGAGTTTGGTCAAAGGAGCCGGACTTAAGCTCCGGTGTTTAGTACTTCGTAGGTTCAAATCCTACCTCTAGCATCAAGTTCTAATAAGGAGAAATTAATATGAAAATAATAAAAAGAATAAAAGCGAGAATTGATAGAAGTGCATATGTAGATTTATATTATGTGGCATTAAGTATAATTTTTCTCTTTACATCAGTGCTATTTTTACCAATATTGATAGCACTATTACTTAGGGTAGGTAAATTAATATGAATATAGAAATAAAAATAAGAATTGCGTCAGAAGGAATGTCAATTGACGAATTATTAGAATTGATAGAATGGAAATTAAAAAGTCTAAAAGATCAAATGCCAGGAAACTTTAATTTAGAAATGGCAGGTTATGAAATTTTACCTAACTAAAAATAGGAAAATTTTTTGAATTTATGAAAAAAAGGGTTTAGCTGAAGAAAAAAAGGGTAATCTGAAGCCTCATGTTTTTATAGGTAATATATATGTGGAAGAATTAAAATGAGATTAAAAGAATTTATAGAAAAATATGGTGAAGAAATGTTAGAGCATTTTATGCCGAGACAGCTTCTTGAAAAAGACCTAGAAACACTAGGTTGGAATTCTGGTGTTTTAGTATATCTGAATATTTATGATCCTACTGCGCCAGAAGATATAGTGATTATTAATTCTAATTTCTATACAGAAGGAATAATAATGGCAGTATCTCCCAAAAGCTATATTAAAGCTGATGGTGAAACTCTATTTGAAATAAATGGAAATGTGTATAATAATACTAGAACAGCAGCACTACAAGAAGGTCGTGATATAGTGTATAATATAAATAATTGGAATTGGAAAATAGAAAAAGAGTGGAGAATAACTTCATTGGATGGAAAATTTATTAATGTGTTTAGTAAGTTTGAAAATTGTCCAAATAATAGGTGGTTAAAATGAGTACATCAATAGACATATTAAGTGATATAACGATACATATGAAATATGCAAGATATTTATCGGAAAAACAGAGAAGAGAAACATGGGAAGAATTATGTCTAAGAAATATGACAATGCATATAGAAAAATATCCTAAACTTACAACAAACATTTGTGAAGTTTATAGAGATTTTGTAATTCCTAAAAAGGTTCTTCCATCAATGAGATCAATGCAATTTGGTGGTAAGCCTATTGAAATAAGTCCTAATAGAGTTTATAATTGTGCGTATATGCCAATAGATAATATCCTAGCTTTTAGTGAAACAGCGTTTTTATTATTAGGTGGAACAGGTGTGGGGTATTCAGTTCAATTTCATCATGTTGAAGAATTACCAGCTTTAATTAAACCAAATCCTAATAGAACTAGAAGGTTCTTAATTGGTGATTCAATAGAAGGATGGGCTGATGCTGTAAAAGTATTATTTAAATCTTATACTGGAGGGTTAACATCAACACCAGTATTTGATTATTCAGATATTAGACTTAAAGGTGAAACATTAAAAACATCAGGTGGTAAAGCTCCAGGCCCAGGCCCATTAAAAGAAGCTTTAGTTAAAATACAAAACATCTTAGATGAAAAAGAGAACGGAGATAAATTAACTTCTCTTGAATGTCACGATATTGTTTGTCATATTGCCGATGCTGTATTAGCAGGTGGTATTCGTAGAGCAGCATTAATTAGTTTATTTTCTGCTGATGATATGGAAATGATTTCAGCTAAAAGCGGTAATTGGTGGGAAAAGAATCCACAAAGAGGGAGAGCAAATAATTCTGCTGTGTTACTAAGACATAGAATTAAATACGATTACTTCATGGAGTTATGGGGCAGAATACAATCTTCTGGATCTGGTGAACCTGGTGTTTATTTATCAAATGATAAAGATTGGGGAACTAATCCTTGTTGTGAAATTGCTTTAAGACCATTTCAGTTCTGTAATTTAACAGAAATTAACGCTAGCACTATTGAATCTCAAAAAGATCTAGAAAAAAGAGTAAAAGCAGCGGCTTTTATTGGAACACTCCAAGCTGGATATACTGAATTCCACTATTTAAGAGACATATGGAAAAGAAACACAGAAAAAGACGCCCTTTTAGGTGTTAGTTTAACTGGTATCGCTTCAAATAAGCTTAAAAATTTAGATATAGGTGGAGCAGTACAGTTAGGAATGGAAGAAAATGCTAGAGTTGCTAATTTAATAGGTATAAATAGAGCCGCAAGAATAACTTGCATTAAACCTGCTGGAACAACCAGTCTAGTTTTAGGCACAAGTAGCGGTATTCATGCGTGGCACTCTGAATATTATATTAGAAGAATTAGAGTAGGTAAAATAGAAGCAATATATTCTTATCTATCTCTTAATCATCCAGAATTAATTGAAGATGATGCTACTAGACCACATGATACGGCCATAATATCTATCCCTCAGAAAGCACCTATTGGTTCTATCTATCGCAATGAGAGCGCAATAGACCTATTAGAGAGGATCAAACATTATTCTCTTCATTGGGTTAGTGCAGGGCATCGTGACGGCATGAACACTCATAATGTATCAGCAACAGTTTCTGTAAGAGATAATGAATGGGATGAAGTAGCAAATTGGATGTGGGTAAATAGACATTATTATAATGGTTTAACAGTGCTACCTTATGATGGTGGTAAATATACTCAAGCTCCATTTGAGGAAGTTGACCATGAAATATATTCAAATTTAGCTACAAGTCTAAGAAAAATAGACTTAACTAAAATTAAAGAAACATTCGATGACACAGATCTAACAAATGAACTTGCTTGTGCAGGTGGATTATGTGATATTGAATAAAAAAGCCTAACTATATATAGTTTATAAGTAGTAATCACAATGTATAAATTAAAGTTAGGTTTTATATATTATTGAAGAATAAATTATGACTAAGGCTGCCTATCAGAGCCTGTTTTTTACAAATCTGATTAAAAAAGGAAGTGTAACACAATGAGTGAAAACGATATGAATGAAAATGAAGAAATAGAAGAACCTATGGAAGAAGTAATAGAGGAAGAAAAAGAACAAGAAGTTTGGAGAGTAACAACAATGAAAGCTAATGGTAGTGTATGGACAAAAACATATACTCAAGTTGAAGATGTTGGGAATGCTCTATATGAATTAGTTTATTCTTATCCTCATATTATAATCAGTAGACAAACTTTAAAAACATCACCGTCAGAATATAGAAGGAATAATAATGGTGAAGAAAGACAAAAATCCTGAATATGTAAAAGGTAGAGGTTCAAAGAAAGAAATACCTACTAGATGTAGGATTTGTGGTGGTCAATTGACTGATCCTTTCTTTGAATTTAAACATGGTGCACATAAAGAATGCGTTGATAATTTTAAGTCAAACGTTTTTTAGAAATAGGAGGAATATAAATGAAATATGTAGATTATAAAATAGTAGAAGATAGAGATTTACCGGCTTTAATTATTAAAGATACTGGTGATGGTGGCATTGAAATAGTATTAAATACTTATCACAAAGACTGGTTAGCATTGAATAGAAATACTATACCAGGAATAGTTAATAGTTTAACAGAGAAATTACAAGAGATAGCAAATTCTATATTAGAAGAACGATACACAATGGATAAGTGGAATAATGACGAGAATTAATCCAGGTGCAAGAGCAGGAGCCTTGCTTAGAGCAGAAGGCGATGAAAATAATAATAAAAAGGCATATACTGCATTATCAACTAGATTGTTAAGGTTATCTAATTCAGATGATTATGAAGAAGCTAAACATGAATGGATAGTAACAGGTAATGTATGGTATATACCTTCGCAATATTATAATGAAGTATTGCCAGAAATACATTTAGATAACCATAATGGATATTGTGTATGTGGTCATCCTATTCATTGGCATTTTGAAATTCAAAATACTGAGAATAATACTTTAGAAATAGTAGGTTCTGAATGTGTTGAGAATTGGATGATTATCAGACATTTAAAAGAAGTTAAAGGTTTGAAAGATGATGAAATTACTGAAGAAAAAATAGCTGAATGGATGAAAGCAGCAGTTAAAAGCATGAAAGCTGAATGGTGGTGGAGAGAGAATGGTGATGATTTTGAAGAAATGTTTAATGCTGTAAAAGAAATAGATGCTAGATTTTCTGTAAGGTTTAGTAGAACAATATGGTGTTCTGATACTCAACGATATGAAAAGACATATAAACTCGCTAAATCCAGTGCTAATAGTTTAAGTGGTTTTGCTTCTATTGTATGGAGATGGAATCATCCTAGAAATCCAAAAAGACAAATAGAAACTAGGGGTTATCCCAATAAAAAATTATGGCGTGAAATTCAATTATTATTTGCTAGACTACAAAGATATAATAATAAAATGGTTGCTCATGATACAGAAAGATCTGATAGAGTAAAAGAAATACAAAGTGAAAGAATAAGGATGACTTTAGCTCATGAAGAAAGACAAAGAGTTCTAGAAGAACAAAGAAAGTTAGCAATAAAATTAAGAGAAGAAACTTATACTGCCACTCAACAAAAGAATTTTGAAACATTGTGTGAATATTATGATATTCCTACATTTGCAAACACAGATGCTACTTCTAGATGGGAACAAGATTTTCTCCATAATATAAAAGGTAGAATGTGTGATGATAAAGACTTAACAGATAAACAATTAAATAAATTGATGACAATATTAAAAAATACTGCTTGGTTAAATAAAGCTAGTACACGACAATTAAAATATATCAAAGATTTAGGAGGATCAATAGATGGTATTGAAACTAAGAAGGATGCCTCCGCTTTAATAAAAGAACTTAAGATGGAAAAATAATATAAAGGTGTTAATAATGACAGATGATGAAGATATGTGTAAAATAGGGTTTGAAATATCATCTCCTGATGATGAAAGACAATTAAGTGGAACTGATATTTATTGTAAAGAATTTAAAAATATAAATCTATATGCGGGGAGAAGATACTATTATCAACAAAGAAGAGTAATAGTTATTTCTCCTAGAAGACAAAATAGAAAAGATGGTCAGGATATTTACATACAACAGATTACCTTAGCTTTAAGGCGCAAAATTAATATTAGAGAGCTTATTAAAAATTCAAAAAGAAAATCTATATATATGAGAGTAGGCAAAGCAAAATATTTAGTTGCTTTTCGTAAGGATGGTATTAGATATGCATGTAATGGTATGGTAGCTAATTTTGATATTTTAATTAGTGCTCTTGCTAAAGTAGTATATAGATCGTGTTTTATTGATGATGAAGAAGCTTTAGATGATTACTTTGTAAAGTGTGTAGAATTACCAGAAAATATCCAATATGTTATAGAAAATAGGGCTCCATATTATTTCTTTGAAGAGGGAATTAAACAAGAAGTAAGAATTAATGTTCGTCAAATAGGCAAAGATAAATTTGCATTAGAAATTAGTAATGGTATATGGGGTGAAATGAATTTAAGAGATCTAAATACTTTTGTAAACTCCTTCTTAAAAGGTCATAGAAAAGGTAAATGGCATAGAATATCCCCTAAAAGTTTATGGGAAACTTTATTAGATAAAGAGATTACACCAGCGCAAGAGAAGTTAATGTTAGAATTTTTAAAGCAAAATAGAACTCAAGATATTGTTGACCAAAGAGCAATGGAATTATTTGAATCTTTAGATAAAAGATTTAAGAAAATAAAAAGAGTAAAATGGAAGAAAACTGACAAAACTAAAGGAAGTCAAATAGTAGATGGATTGGTGATAAGAGGGTTTTATGCTGATTGGTTGCTATTAGATACTGCAATGAAACATGAATTTCAAGAAGTAACTACCTATGTTTTAGTTAAAGAAAGCAATATGGGAAGAGGTATGCCTAACCCTTATCCATGTGATAAAGAATTAGTTTGGTCTGGCCCTATTTGCATAGACAATATGCAAGGCGGCGCATCAAAAGGAGATCAATTTGCTACTAGAGCATTAGCTTGTATGAATGATAAAACTTTAATACAAAGGGTATCTACAGTAAAAAATTATCTTGGTGATTTAGAAGATAATCAAATAAAAATAAGGTTGGATTGGGATGCCTTGTCTGTTATGTAATTGTAAAGACTTAACCTTTTCTAATGTATATAATTGTAGAGTGTGTGATAATTGTGGATATATTATGATAGGGATAATATTTGATAACCCTATGATGTTTACCCCTAGCAAAACCAAAGATCATTATCTAAATGGTAACTTAGAAGCATATGAAAGAACAGAAGTGTCATTAAATATGTTAGGTTCACAATTTAGTATTGACCAAAAGTTATTAGATAAAACTTATATTAAATTTAAGTCTTGTTTAATGCATGGTTTATTTAAAGGGTATACAGATGATGAAAGAGCTGTAGCTGCGTTATATATAACAATGCAAGAAAATAATAATAAAGTAATAATTAGGAATTATTGTAAGTTTATGGATGTAGATTATAATAGATGTTTACGTTTAGCAAAGAGTATATCTAAAGTAATAATAATCACAGATTATAAAGCTTATATAAGAAGCACTGATATACTAACGGAATTAATATTAGAAGATTTAGTATTTGGTGTAATTAAGAAATTAGAAGATAAACATATAACAGTAACTAAGAATATAATAGCAGCAGTAATATATAATGAATTGAAGTTAAATTCATATGAAATAACCCAAGCTAAAGTTTGTGAAGTATTTGGGTTAAGTATCAGTGCTTTAAACAATATGTTAAATAAAATAAAAGAGGAATTAGAATGAGAAAAGTATTAATAATAGGATGTGGTGGTATAGGAAGTTTCTTAATACCATTATTAAATAAAACAGGATTGTATGAAATAGATGTGTATGACCCAGACATTGTGGAAAAGAAAAATATATCGTATCAGAACTTTGAGGTTCCAGATATTAATAAAAATAAAGCAGAAGTATTTGAAGATAAGTATTATTCTGTAAAAGGTTATCCGTTCTTGGTATTGACTAATAAACAACTGCAGGGTTATGATTTAGTGGTGTGTTGTGCTGATAACATTAATATTAGGAAAACTTTATACCTCACCGATGATATAAATTGGTTAGACTTAAGGGCGCAGGGCAGGGCTGGAATAATTTTATCCTTTTTAGAAAAGCCCGAATTGTTTGTTGAGTTAAGTAACGGGCCAGAAGGATCTTTTTCTTGTCAAGGTGAAGCGTGGGAAGGAGAAAAAGAGGCTCTTCATTATATTCATGTTGCAATAGCAGGTTGTGGTGCAGAATGGATACAAAGATGGTTTAATAAAGAAAAGGTTTTAACCCATAAATTAATTAACATGTGAGGAATATAAATGACAGAAAATAAAGATTGGAATAATTGTGTAAATGCTATAAATCAAACATTTGCAAGAGTAAGAAACGAGTTTAAAAATGAAAAATTCTTGAGTGCTATTTGGAATGCATCAACAGCAGTACTTCCTGGATTAGAAGTATCAGTAATTGTCGATAAAGATGATAAACTATTTTGTAGTTATGGTTCTCCTGGATATGTAGATTATAGTATTCCTCCAAAAGGTATGAAAATACCTATTAAATGTTGGATACATACTCATCCTTTTGGAAAAGCTTATTGGAGCGGTACTGATTGGAATACAATTCATATTTGGAAAAGTATAATGGAATATGCTATTGTTTTAGGTGGGGATAATGAAATGCATTGGTTTAAAGAAGGATCGCAAGAATATTGTAAAAGAATAGCAGAACCAGTACCAGTATCATCATCAAATCATGTAAGGTGTGGATATAAAACAGATTTAATGGGTGGTGAAGATGATAGAAACGATTGAATTCCCTGTACCATACCCAACATTAGTTAGTTGCCCCTTTTGTATAAAGGGGTGTTTAGCTTGTGATGATGGGGTAGTTAAAATTAATAAGAGAGAAGCATGGGCTCAAATTCAGAGACCCCATGTAATTAAATTCTTAGCAGATAATATTGATACAGTTAGTAGAGAATTAACAACCTTGTTTAAGATCTCTCCTTCAATAGAAACTATAAAGAATGTAAATAGTAGTGGGAAATGGAGTATTGTTGAAATAAGAACTACTCAAGGTAGTACATGGATAGCAATACCAATAGAAAAAAGGAAACCTATATATTTTGAATCAAAAGAGGAGATGGACAGATGGTTAGTATAAGAGAAATAAGAAGAATATTCGGTGCTGTTGCACCAGAAAGACAATTGACGCCAGAAGCAATAGAAGAAATACAAAAGAGAGCAGAAATGTTAGTGGCACAATTAGCAAAAGTATCTAATGATATTGCTGCTTTAGAAACAAAAAATTGTAGATTAAAAGGACAACATATAGAAAGAGCATATTTGTCAATTATGGATGATTCATTAAATGAATTATATAATTTTGGAGAGGATATAAATGAGTGAAGATAATAATGAAATAGATGTAGAAAAGATAATGACTGAATGGGTAGATGGTATCAGAGAAAATAGGCTACCAATTGAATCCATTATAGTTTTAGAAAGATTGTTTAGATTTTTAATTAGTGATTATGGGCCAGTAATTATTGGTACAATTTGTCGTAATGAAATAGATTTATTCAAAGAACATACTGCTGTACCAGAAATACAAACAGAAGGAGAGGAAGAGGAATGAGTAAAGTTAAAACAAATAAGGTGTTATTAGAAGAAATAATACAACGATTAGATGTAATGGATCAAAGAATGGGTGTTCTTGAACAACTAATGTTAAAACTTCAACCAAGACATTTCCCAGATATTAGTAGGCCAGGCCCATATTATTTTAATACAACTGATATATCAGAAGTTCCTAATTTTTTAAACTTTTTAAATAGTCTTTTTGAAGATGATGAAGGGTTGTGATTTTATTAAGTTTAGTGAATTTGCAGAAATAAATGAAGAACTATGTAGTTTGTCATCTAAAAATGATAAGGTAGATAGAATAGTTAAACTGTTTAATGAAGTAAATGATTTAGAACATCATGTATTAATAAATTTGTTTACATTAAACTATCCTAATATAGGAGTAGGGGTATCGGGTTTAGTTAAAAGACTTGAAGAATATTATGCTTATTATGATAATGAATTAGAAGATTTATTAGAACATTATTCTAGTTTATCAGATTTAATAGAAGACATAGATGATCGTGGTGAACCAGATGTTGATGAAGATGCTAGTTTAGAATTAGCAGCTGGATTCATATATCATGATAATTATAAAGATTGTTATACAGCATTCTTTGCAGCATATGGTAAAACTAATATCGTTGGTAAGAAATGGTTAATTAGATTTATATTAAAAGAGCCTCGTAATGGATTGAAGAGGGGTACTATTATCAAGGTGTTAGCTAAGTATCATAATAAAAAACAAACTCTTATCAAGAAAGCATCAATGAGTAACACATTAAGTGGGATTCATAATGTATTACAAAGGAATGAAGAATTAGATTTAACAGTTCCACCAGGAATTTTTAGAACCCCCATGTTAGCTAAAGGAGTAAAAGGATTACCAAGGATTAATGTAGCGTCTATTATAGATGTAAAATATGATGGTATTAGGGCTCAAATACACAGATTTGATAATGAAGTCTATATATTTAATAGAAAGGGTGACAATATAACTCCTAAGTTTGATGATATTAAAGAAGTTCTTATAAACGAAGGGCCTCAATGTGATTATGTTGCTGATGGAGAAATATATCCTGTAGATTCTGAGGGCAAACCTGATGAATTCAAAAAAATAATGAGTAGAATTCATGGTAAAACACAAGCAGTATTATTTAGAACAGAAGTATATATAAAATTATTCGATTTGCTTTACTATGATGAAACTGATATTGCTGAGACTCATTATAAGAATAGATTAGATATACTTCAAGAAAACTTTGGTGCTAGTATTGTGGCTACTTCTATAAAAACTAACTCAACAGAAGAAATGTTAGAGTATTATGATGCTGCAATAACAGATGGTTATGAAGGTGTGATAATTAAACCTCTACTTGGTAAATGGGAAGCAGGTAAAAGATCATCTAATTGGACTAAGTATAAACCTGCTAGAGTAGAAGTAGATGCCATTATTACTGGCGCTTCTTATGGTAGTGGTAAAAGATCTAATGTATTAGCATCATATGAAATATCACTACAAGGCCCAGGTAATTATATTTCTGTAGGTTCAGTAGGATCTGGTTTTTCTGAAGAAGATTTAGAATTTTTAACTAATTTATATAATAGAAAGGGGCCAAATAGTATAATAATTGAAGTAGTAGCTGATATTTTAACTAAAGATAAAACGGGTAACTATGGATTAAGATTCCCTAGATTTATTAAATATAGAGATGATAAAGTAGTACCAACAAGTATAACAGAAGTGGTGGATTATGCCTAATACAGCCCTATATACCTGTATTGTTTGTAATTATGGTTTATCTTTAATAAGAGGCAAATGGAAATGCGTGAGGTGTAGTAAATGTCAATGATGAAAGAAACAAATGCCTTGTTAAAAAAGTTAAATGTTTTAATTGAAAAGACAAACAAAATAATTATTACAGTAAATGTGGTAAATATAATAACCTTGGTAGTGTTAGTGATAGTGGTGATGAAAAATGTTTACTAAAGAACAACTACAAGGAATATTGTTATCATTAGCAAGACCTGAAGTAACATTCTATAGATCTAATGCAACTGATACAGGAAATACAATTAGATTAAGAGTAAACTTTCGCGCTCAAGAACCCTTTTTAAGAGCAACTGAAAGAACATTAGATCAATATCAAATTGAATCTGTGTATAGAGAAAGTGAAGGCGCTAATAGAAATAAACCTTTATTATATGTAGGTAAAAGAGATAGTTTAATTAAGTTAAGTAGATTATTACCAGAAGTTCTACCTTCATCAAATAACCAATGGAAGGGTTTTCTATTAGCTTTAGAAAAAGTGCGTGATGGTTTACATCTTACTAACGAAGGTATGATATTAATAAAGGAGGCTGTAAATGAATCAAAGCAGCTTTAATATTGAACAACAAAACGAAGTACCAACTTATGAAACAAAGATTAATATGAAAATGAATTTAAACAAAATGATAAAGTATTATTTAAGAGCACCTGATAGAAAACTGGTTTATGAAATTTTTAAATATAATAAACCAAATGATTATACATTACTGAAATTAATATATGAAGCTAACCCTTCTAACAAAATAATGTATATAGCAACATCAGTATATAGAAAATATTCTATAAATTATTTTTATGAATTAGTAGCATATAGTTATGAACCCCCTAATAAAAAGGAGAGATTTAAATGAGTCAATTAGATACATTAAAAGAACATTTTACAAGAAGAGAAAGTATAACAGGATTAGAAGCACAATTTCTATATAGAATAATGTCGCTTCCTAGAAGAATTAAAGATCTTGAAGATATAGAGTATGAATTTGATAGAGAATGGAAAAGAGATTGCACCGGACATAAATATAAAGTTTATACTATCAGGAACGATCCCTTTTCTTCTGATTAGATTTTTTGAAACGGCGATAAATTAAATATAGCCAAAAAAACCAAAAACAAGGTTCTAATATTGCTAAGATTAAAATATCAGTTTGAGAAAAACATAAATCCCAAATACCATGAGCACAAACGGAATCTTCATTATATGAAAAGAATTCTGGTAGTGATATAAATATCCCTAATAATAGATAACCCTTGTTAATATTTAAAGGTAGTGAAATAATGAGTTGGACAGAAATATATAGACCAAAAAGTTTAGATGACTTTTATATTCAAAAGCATTTTTTAGAAGATGCTTATAAATGGATTAATAAACCAAAAGATATGCCTAATTTACTATTATATGGGCCAGCAGGAACAGGCAAAACAACAGCAGCGCATTGTTTGGTAAATGATATAGTAAAAGAAAATATATCTATGAACGTATTAGAGATTAATGCGTCTCAAGATAGAAAGTTAGAAACAGTTAGAGAAACAATATTAAGATTTACAAAGACAAAACCATTGGGAAATATTCCATTCAAAATATGTATATTAGATGAAATGGATGGTATGACAATTAATTCCCAATTGGCATTAAAAAGAATTATGGAAAAAGCAACAAATGTTAGATTTATTTTAACATGTAATAATATCCATGGCATAGACCATGCAGTTAGAAGTAGATGTATGAATTACCATTTTGGTAAAATAGAACATAATAGTATAGTAAAAGTGTTGTCGAGTATACAGAGATTAATTGAAGATGAGCCTAATGAAGATTGGCAAGAATTGGTAGATTTTAACTCCGGTGATATTCGTGCCGCTATTATAGAAGCACAAGCTTCAAATTTTGATTGGAGTATAAAAGCAGATAATAGTAGTTTTGAGGTAATTATGGATTTATTATTTAAAGGGGATCCTTTAAAAGCTTTAGGAAAGCTTCATAGTATGACTTATGAAGGACATACTGTGACTGAAATTTGTGGATTTATGCATCAATATATTTTGGAATCAGATTATGATTCAAATAGAAAATTTAAGTACCTAGCTATTATAGGAGAAGCAGAATGGAGATCTGTTACAGCAAATCCCCAACTACTGTTATCTTGGTTAGTAGCAAAATTATAAAAAAGAGGAATGAAAAATGGTTAATGAAAAAGTAACAGACGAATTGAAAGCATTGGCAGCAAGATTGGAAATTAGCGAGGATGATATGTTAGAAAAATATAATGATATAGCTAAATCAAATAACCTAGATACTGCTGTAGAAAGAGAAGCAATGGTAGCATTAACTCTTACTCGTAATTGGGCAAGAGGGATGCTAAGAAGAGATACACAAGGCACAACTGGATCTTTAGTAAAGAATGGATTTGGATATTTTGTAGCAATTGAGGATGCTAGAGATGTTCAACAATGGAATAGAAATCAAGTCAAATCAGATTATAATTCTAACCCAAACTCAGTCTTTAATGAAGAAAGAGTAGCAGAAATAGAATTAATAGAAGCAGGATATCAAAAGAGCCAAATTAAAAATGGTGAAGTAGATACAAAGATTATTCCTAATCTACCAGATTCAGCTATTGAAGTAGATGAAAATAAATGGATTGTACCATTAGAGAATCGTAAAACATGGCCTTCTGGTGATGTAAATACTAATTACGGTATGCCTCAACCTAAAGAACTATATCGCAGAAGAGCACACTTTGTAGCAAAACATAGTGAAAGTGATGAGTTTGTGGCATATGTAGTAAATATGAAAGATACTTTAGCAAAAGGTTTTGATGTAGAAACATTCCGTTGGGTAAATGTTCAAGGTATCTTTAAGGATGATCAAAATGTAATGTATGGTGTTGGTAAAAACAATCAAACTTTGAACAGTATTCAATACAATGATGAATTAGATGAAGGTAGTGATAGATATGTTGATGTATCAGATTTAAATATGGAAAATATGTTGGCTTCAAACTTAGGAGATCATTTAACTGAATTAACAGACTTAGAAAATTACCATGATAGCGTTAAGCATGAACCTGTATCAGCAAGATTAGTTATTACTGATGGTATAGTTTCTAGTATGAATTTAGTGCCTAATGAAAGAACTGGTAATAGAACTTTATATGTTGAACCACTAGATGCAAACTATGGATTTGAAGAAGGCGATATACCAGAACCAACTCCATGTTGGGTTCCTTCACATATTGATATTAATTTTGGTGTAGGGTCTGATGTTATTATTGTAGGTAGATCAAATCAAACTCAAAAGAAAGACGAGAATGGAATACCAATCCCTAATGAATTTAATTCAGTAAGTATTAATTTGTTTGGTGTATTGCCACGAGTAATCGTAGGAGCAGTTAATACACCTGCAAATGATGAAAGTGATGATATTAATTATTGGTGATTTTATTGCAAATAGTTAATGGAGCAATTAGACTAAATAAATTAGTAGTTAAAATAAGTTCTATTGAGGCGATGGAATGGCAAGAAGTTTTTGAAGAAGATGAAGATTATCAAATTAGATTTCATACATCTTCTGGTAAATTATATACTAGACGTGGCTCAAAAGAAACAGTTAAAGAGCTTATAAAAATATTTCAAAATGATTATTATGAAGAAGAAGAGGAGTGATTAAAATGGGTATAGGAAAAACAGCAAATAAAGATGGTAAAGCAATTAGCAAACAAACTAAAGATAAGGTTGATTCAAGGGTATCAGTAGATGTTTATGATCAAATGAAACTAAGAATGAAAGCACAACGAGATGAAATGTTAGAAAGAGAATCTTCTTTTTATGTGTGTGGAATTAGTGGAGATCCTGGCTGTGGTAAAACAGGAACAGCAATTGATTGTAGAACAGAAGAACAGAAGAAAACAGATTGGGTATTTATCCTTGATTTTGATGAAGGTGCTGAACCTACATGGCGTCAGCATTGGTCTACAGATGAAAAGGTATTTATTTTAAATCCATATATTAGGAAAGAAGATCAGACAATTGACTATATAGCCACTGCTGATTTTGCTTCTGGATTTATTGCCTTAGTTGATGAAGCAATTGAAACAGGTAGTATGGATTTTGGAGGACAAATAATTGAAGTTGAGGGTGTAGCTGCCCTTGTTTTAGATGGTTTGGATTCTTGGTTAGATGTGACTAATATGATTGCTAGGCACCATCATATTAAAGGTGCTGATGATAGACAAGCTGATAAAATGAAGTTAGTTCCTACACAATGGTTTGCTAGAAATCAAGAATATAATAGGTTGTTTGATAAGGTTAAAAGGCTTAAGTGTCATAAGTTCTTCATTACTCATATGAAGGATATTTATGATGGGTTCAATGTATCGGGTCAAAAGCCAGATTGGGAAAAATCTACTACTGCAAAACTATTTCAATATGTAGAAATGTATGCAGAAGAAAGAGGAAAAACAACCAAATTATTTGCTAAAGTAGTAAAATCAAAAACCAATTCTAATATAGTAGGTAAGTCTTATTTATTATATGAGAATGATGGCAACAAAGCTACTTGGCATGGGCTAGATCAAATCAAAAACGGAATGCTATAAACGGGGGAGGGGGTAATTTATTTTGCCCCTTTCTCCACTTTTTAGGTGTTATATATGGATTATAGTGAAGTTCAAAAAAGTGCTGTTATAGGAGAATTAAGAGCAATGCAAGTATTTGTAGCATTAGGTTTTGAAGTGTATCAACAATTAACTGGTAAAGAAACTGTTGATTTTGTAGCTGTTAAAGATAAAAATATATATAGAGTAGAAGTTAAGACAACTAGCGTATATAAGGGTGGTGCTTGGGTATTTAATATTGCGAGAACACGACACAATGCTAGTAAGAAAAGTAAAAAATATAAATTTAGTGAATATAAAAAAGATTTAGATTTGCTAGTATTATATATAAAACCTAAAGATTGTGTGTTGGTTTATCATAAAGACGAAATACATACACAAACTCAAGTAAGAATAAATAACAAAGAAATGGAGGTAAGAAAATATGATGAGTTTCTCAAATACGAAACAATTAATACAGATATTAAAGAAAAGTAAAGTGGTCGGTAAATATTCATCAGGTGCTGGTAATGTATCTGATTATATGTCACCCGACTGTTTAATTAAAAAACATGATGACAATCAAATAGCTATATATAATGCTAATGATCATTCATATATTAGATTACTTGTTGAAGCAGATGATATAAAATTAAAGGATAGTATTGTAGTAGAAATAGATATGTTGATTAAATATCTAAATAAATTTGAAGCTGTTACCTTAAAAGTAAAAGATAATATATTAATAGGTACTGAAGATAATAAAAGTTTTTCTATGCCTTTATTAAATAGACATTCATTTAGTGATACAATATATACTTTAATGAGCAAGTTAAAAGTTCAAGCAGATGGGGTTATAGTAAATAATACAATGATAAGAACTCAAGTAAAAATTCCTATTGACGAATTAAGAGAAGCCTTTTCTAATTGTGAAACAGTAGGATCTTCAATTTATACGTTAAAATGGGATTTAGAAAATTTACACCTTTCATCAAACAAGGGAAGCGAAAGTATGAAAATTAATATTGACACTTTAGAAGATACAATGGAGTTTAATAAAAAGGAATTTCAAATAACTATATCTAGCCCCATTCATAATATTTTAACGGATTTAGATAGGGTAGTTTATATTTATGCTAAGAATCATAGTCCATTATTTATAAGAACAAGTAATAATCAAGTATTTTATTTAATAGCACCGAGGGTTGAAGAATGAAGAATAAAGATGACGTAAGATGGATGCTTACCGAAGCAATAAAAAGAAGAAATGAATGGGAAGAATGGTTAATGACTCTTAAAAAAGATATTCATGTTGACAGAAAACAAGTAGCAGAAGCTGTTAGAAATTATAATGCATTAAGAGGCGTAGTAAAAGCTTTACAATGGACTTTAGATTTCCCAGGTGTAGATCACCCATTAGGATAAGTGTTAATATGCAGTGTTCAACATGTAAAGAAGAAAAATATATAACATTAATATATGTAAATAATTATCCTGTTTGTGACGATTGTATAACTATAATTATTACTAAGAGAATACAAACTCTAACAAGAAGTGGTTGGTTTGGATGAAATGTAAAATTTGTAAAGGATCTGGATATATGATTGATATGTCTTGTAATGAATGTAAAGGGTTAGGTGTAATAGAATGATAAAGAGTGAAGGGATTGCTTTTACTGTATGGTTAGCAAAATATTATGAAATAGATTTGGGTTCAAATTTATCAATAATTAAATTAACAGAGGCTTGGGATGATAATATGACTCCCGAAGAATTAAAAAAGGAGAGGGTAGAAAATGTCAGAAATCAACGTATTAGATAAAGGGTTTGTTAGATTAGTAGATCATATGGGAAATGATATGTCAGTTATTAAAGCGGCAAGAGTGTCATATGGTAATGAATCTAAAGGAGAAGAGGCAGATAAAAAACTCATTCATTATTTAATGAACAATAAACATGAAACTCCTTTTGAACACATCACATTTACCTTTCATGTAAAGTGTCCTATGTATATTGCTAGACAATGGTTTAGGCACAGGATAGGTTCATTTAATGAGATTAGTGGAAGATATACAGAAATGGAAGAGTCATATTATCATCCCAGATCTATGAGAAAGAACACAGAAAAAAATAAACAATCAAGTGGTAAAGGTGATTGGTGTGAAGATGAATTTTTAAATATGTGTGATACTTATGATGATGCTATTCTTTCTGCTCATGCTGCTTATAATAAATTATTAGAATTTGGTCTTTGCAGGGAACAGGCTAGAGGGGTATTACCTATGGCGATTTATACAGAATTTTATTGGTCTGTAAATGCAAGGTCGTTATTTAATTTTATTGAATTGAGAACTGCTAAAGGTGCTCAATGGGAAATTCAACAATACGGTATAGCTATATTTAATTTAGTAAAAGATATAGCTCCTTGGACATTTGAAGCATTTAGAATGTGTACTCTTCAAACTAGCTTTGGTGGTGAAAGTATATGAATATTATATATTATATTAGTGATAGACCATTAATTATGTTACTAATACTTATAGTAGCAATTGTGTTGATTTATCCTATTGAAACATATATACTAATACATTCACTATTAGTTGAGGAAGATAATCTTTCTAAACTTGAGGAGAGTGAAAAAATCCTTTACGGCGAAGATAGCGAAAATAGTGAAGTATATAAATTTGATATAGAAGAATTTAAAAAACAGTTGGAGGAAATGAAATGATAATAGTAAACAATAAAAGCAATAACTCTATTCACCTACGATGGAGAGATAAAGGTGAGAGAAGAACACAAGAAATAGTAGATTTTAAACCTTATTTTTTCATTGAAGCTACAGAAGCTAGACCACGCTTCTTTACTTACAATAGATATTGGAGAGGAAAATCAACTCAAAGAAATGCTCCTTTAAAATATGAAGAAGGTTATTGGAATAATATTGATGGTGATAGATTAACTAAAGTAATTTTACAATCTCCTAATGATATGCGAAAAGCTAAAGAACAATGGCATAAAACTTATGAGGCTGATATAGGTTTAGCTACAAGATATGCTGTTGATAAATTAAGACAGGTAAAAGAATATAAACTACGTAAATGGTATTTTGATATAGAAATGCAAGTAGGTGGAAGATATGATAAACAAATTAATGCTATATCTATATATGATAACTATGATAAACAATATTATACTCTAACTTGGTTTCCAAAAGAGCCTCTTCCTAAATATGAAGGGGTTAAAGTATTTGAGGATGAAGAGGATATGTTACTTTACTTTGTGCAACTTATGGAAAGTAAAGATCCAGATATGCTTATTGGTTGGTATATACTTGGTTTCGATATTCCATATATAATAAAAAGACTTATTGAAAATAAAATTAATCCTAGAAGAATGAGCCCTATTAATGATATACAAGGAGCAACTCATAATAAAATGTATGTTGAAAAATATGTTAATGTAGCTCAACCTATTAAGGGTAGAATATGTTACGATTTAATGCATCATTTTGAAAGACTATGGTTAGATTCTCAAAGAGGTACATTGGCTTCTTTATCATTAGACTTTTGTTCTAAAAAAGCATTAGGCGATGATGCTGGTAAAAAACAATCATCTAAATTTACTAAAGATGAATTTTTCAAAAAGGCGTGGTTAGAAGATACAGAGAATTTTTTAGAGTATAGCAAAATAGATGTAGAACTTTTAGTGCGTATTGATGAAACGATGAATGTAAGTGAAAACACATTAGCACTACAACGGCTATTAGTATGCCCAATAGAAAATACATTTCATAATAGTCAAATGGGAAGTGTGTATTTTATGAGGAATGCTTCATGGAAAGCGCCAACAGGAAAGAAAGGAAATAAAAGAAAATACGATGCGGCATTTGTAATAGACCCCGAATTAGAAAACACGTTTGGACTTCATAAGAAAGTTGCTGTGTTTGACTTTAAGGGATTGTACCCATCTATGATAGCATCAAGGAACATTTCTTGGGAAACCAAATGCGATGATTTAGAAGATGGATATATAGTAGATTGGGATACGCCTAAAAATTTAAGAGAGCATACTAAGGATTGTTCAATCAAGTTTAAGCAAGGAGAACGGGGTCTATTGCCTTCTGCTGTACTGAATCTAAATGCTCTTAGAACTACCTATAAACAGCGTATGAGAGCCGCTATTGACGATAACGAGGCTACTATGGTTCAACGATGGAACGCCGCTCAAATGGCTGTAAAACGAGTAGTCAATGCCTTTTATGGGATTTTATCAAAGGATGGATATGGATGGTCTGACATTGATCTATCTAAGTCAATTACAGCATCAGCGAGGGAAGCAATGCGTGAAGTAGCGTTTAAGGCTATTAGCTTAGGCTATACCGTACATTACGGACATACGGATTCTATCTTTGTTCAAGTAGAATCGGTTGATGATGCTGCTGCCCTATGTGACCAATTAAACTCTTTTATTCAAACTGAAATATTTGATGATTATGTTGAATTAGAATTTGAAAAGTATGCTGAATCATTTTTCTTAGCTAAGAAAAAGAATAGATATTGTGGATATTTATCATGGATAGATGGTAACTATTTAAATGATCCAGAATTCTTTGTGATGGGATTTGAAACTAAGAAAAGTAATGAAACTCCTTATGCTAAAGATTTTCAAGAGACAATTTTAAAAATGGTTGCACAGGGTTCATCTTCGGTAGAAGTAACGACAAAGGCTAAATCTAAGTATTTTGAATTAAAAGAGGGGTTAGTAGATCCTAATTTGATTATTAAAAGAAGCAGACTTAGAAGAAATTTAGAAGAATATAGATCTATAGGTGGCGGTGTAGCAGGAGTTTATTATTATAATAATCATATTGCTAAAAATAAAGAAGAACAAATTTTAGATGGTGACAGTTTTATATACTATCAAGTAGACAATAGTAGTGTAACTAATTACCCCCGAATCTTTTATGTTAAAGGTAAAAGACGGGATATAAGATATATTGCTGCAACTGGTATAGATAAAGTAATTAGTGAATTTAAACCAAATTGGGATAAAATTGCTGATGCAGAAATTATTAAGAAAATATCTTTAATATATGATAGTATGAAATGGGATATAAGAGAAGTTATGGATGATGGGAAACAAACAAAATTAATGGATTGGTGGTAATATGACGGAATATACAAAGAGAGAATTAGAACTAGGATATACTTATAAATGGAAACCTAAAGTAGAAGATGGAATTGAATTAAAAATAACTAAGTCATCATTGGGTCAGTTTTTATTCTGCCCCGCTGCTTATAATTATTCTTATAGAGAACAAATTAGAGGAGCAGTTAGTGATGCTATGATAAAGGGTAATAAAGTACACGATTCAGAAGAAGCATTTTGGAATAATATGGATATTAAAAAAGGTGTAGAAATTCTTAAAGAGGATGAAGTTACAGCAGAAGATAGTATAAATAAATATATAAGAAGTCTTTATACTCCTACTGAACATGAAGGAGCTGAAGAAATTATTGATAATATGGCTACCTTTTATACTCAAGAATTTATATCTGCTTATGAAAATGATGAATTAGGTGATTTTATACCAGTAGGTAATGAAATAATGATGGATGCAAATGTAGTATTTGAAGGACAAAGTATTCATTTTCAAGGCATTATTGATAGATTATTTCAGATTGAAGATCATTATGTATTAATGGAATTAAAAACTGGTCTTTGGAAAGATAGCAAGAAAACTTATATGAGAAAAGAAATGGCTTACTATAAAGTATTATATGAGCAATCTTCAGAGGAACAAAAAATTAAATTTGGGCTAGATCCAACGATACCTATTAAACAATGGGGTTGGTATTTCCCTGCTAGTAATCATATATATATAGAAAACTGTTTAACTAGATCAGAGACAGGAGTTTGGCATAGTATTCAAAAACTTATTACTGCTTATTACCAAGATTATTTTGAATATAAATGGTTTTATAAAAAATGTATTCATTGTAGTCATATAGATATATGCGAAGCTTCAGCAAAACAAGGAGAGGGTCACTATGATTGGTTTTAAAGTAAAACAATATTTAAAAGAGGGTAATTTTTCATTTACTGATGTAATGAATATGGATAATTTTCAAGATATTATATGTGATAAGATATTAAATGATTTAACTAAAGAACAAAAATTAGATATTATTTGGGATACGGTACATAAGCAAAGCGATTTGCCTTTTAATAAGTTAGTTAATATATATGTTAAAGCTGAAATAGCCAAAATTACTAAAGAGATATTTTTAGAATATTTAGAAAATGCTTCTATATCTTTTAATGAAGATGTTGAAACTATTTCACCAGTAGAGGCACCAGTAGAGAGTGTTGACCTAGATAATAAAGATGAAGATATAGAACAAGTAGTTGAAGAACTCACTCCTTTAGAAGAAAAAACAAAAACCATTAAAGAATTAGTTAAAGCAAATAGAGAGCCAATGAGTGTTGATGAGATGAAAAAAGAAGGGATCATATGAAATTTCCTAGAGAAGTTTGGGCTGGGAGCCATATAGAAGGAGCGGCTCAACCAAGAAGGATTGTTATAAATAATCAAGATGATTTTAAATTATGGGCTAAAACTCATAATGGTAAAATGAATTTATATACTACTGTATATGATTATGAAGAATATTATAATAATAGAGGGATAGAAAATACGGCTATATTAGATAGAGTGTTTTTAGATATAGATGCACATGAAGGTAATTTAAATGAAGCCTTTAAAGTATGTATAAAACTTCATAAATGGTTAGAAACTAAAGATTTAACCCATACTATCTTTTTTAGTGGCAGGGGATTTTATATATTTGTAATGGGCGAAGTTTGTTATAGTATAAGAAATGTAAAAGCATTCTTTAATATTTGTCAAGATGTAGTAAATAATTCAAATTGTTTAGATAAGTCAGTTATTAATATCTCTAGGCTTAGAAGAATAGTAAATACTTATAATTTTAAAGGAAGAAAATTTTGTATTAGATTATCAGAAAATGATTTAAATGAAGGGTTAGATTTTATATTAAAGGAAGCAAACTTTCCAAGAAAAAACTGTCCAAATAAAATATGGGGAACCCAATTAATTAAGTGGCCTAATGTAGCAACAGTTGAAGTTTCAGATATAGAGATAACTCAAATAGATTCAATAGGAAAATTACCAATATTGCCATGTTTAAAAGAAGCAATAATGATAGAGAACCCTGTTCATAGAACAAGGTATTTACTAGTACAATGGTATAGCGAATTCTTATCAGAAATGGCTATTGTTGAACTGGGGTTAGATTGTAGGCCAAGAGAAGTTATGGGTGGCGCGTTAAATAATATTAAAAAAATGATAGAAGATGAAATAGAAAAAATTGCATCATATGATAATGTGTGGATTGATTACGATAGACATGTTACAAGAGATCAAGTTGATTATATTGTAAATAAAAGATATATGGCTGCATCATGTGATACTTTGATTTGTGAAGATTATTGTGTAGGTAAATGTTGGAGGTATCCAAATGTTAATGATAGATAAAAGAGAACAATCAGAATTAGCTTCTCTTATAATAAAAAGAGCTGAATTAATACATATTCCATATGAATTTAAATGGTTAGAAATAGGAGATTATATACTTCAAGTAGAACCAAGTATTTGTTTTGAAGCTAAATCAATACAAGACTTTTTAAATTCAATTAGAAATAAGAGAATGTTTAATCAAATTAGTAATATGGAAGATGCGTATGATAAAAACATAATATTAATACATGGGCCGTTAGAAGATGCAGTTAAATATTTAGAAAATGTAGAGTATAATAATATAAGATGGAAAAATAAACTTAAGGGTATGATATGTGGCGCTATAGCATCTATTAATTTACATACTACTTCTAAATGTTTATGGGTTCCATCTGTAGATGAAGCAGCTCATATAGTTATTGCTTCCTGTACGCAAGTAAATAAACCTCTTATTTTAACAAAACAACTACCAAAGAAAACTAGAAGTGAGGATGTAAGAGTGGATGTCTTAGTAGGTATAGATGGAGTAAGTGAGAAAAAGGCCAGAGCTTTATTAAAAATGTTTGGTTCAATAGAAGAAATTTCATCAATATCAATAGAGGATATAATAAAAATAAAAGGGATTGGTAAAGTTACGGCAGGTAATATAATCAAAACTTTAACTAGCGAAACAAAGGTGAACATATAATGGCAAAAGATATAGAAATGGATGAATGGGATTTATATGATGCCTTAGCTCCACTAGGAGAAATAGAATTTTTAGATATTAAAAAGACTAGTGAAATTGAACTACCTAAGAGAGTGCAAGAGTGGAAAGATATTGTATTAACTTATTCTTTATATAATGATTTTCCAGCAACCTTGTCTTATTTTTGTGTGTTAGGACAAGTATTAAAGGACTTTATAAGAATACCAATAGGGCCCTTTTCTTTAGATCCTAGAGTTCAAATTTGTTGGATTCAAACTTCCAGAACTGGTAAATCAGCAATGTTTAAGTTCTTAGAACCGGTATGGTCAAAAACTTTTGAATTGATTAATAACCACCCAACAACATTTAACCCACCCCTATCACCATTAACAGGTATTAATGAATTCACATTACATGCTCCAGATTCTTTTACAGATCAAGCTTTATTAGGTACTATGAGAATGAATGTACCTAATCCAGAATACAATAGAAGAGAGCCAGATGAAGATGTATTAGAATTTATAGACATACAAATATCAGGATTATTAGAAGGATCTGGATTAATATGTTTTGATGAGTTTGAACATTCAGGCTTATTTAAAGAATCACAACATAAACAAGAAACGGTTATGCACTTTCAAAAATTCATGAATTCATTAGATAGTCCTACTCATATTATTAGAAAAAGATTAACTGAATGGGGTAGAGATTTAGTAGTGGATTCACAAAGAAGTTTATGGGCTACCACTTTACCACCAGAAGGATTAGAAAGAGTTATATTAACTAAAGGTGTATTTCAAAGAATGTTATTATATGTTAGAGAAGTTCCAGAATCTTTACGGATGCGTATGGAAGAAGAATATTTGGATATTTTTGGTGAAGAAACAGAAGTTGAATATCCAATAGAGAAATGGTCTGAAGAGTTATATAATACTTACAAATGGGTTGAAGAAAGATTTATAGAAGTAGACGGTAATCCAAAAAAGGTAATTACTTTTACAGAATCCGGTAAAGCTAAAATTAAATCTGAATGGAGAGCCATGCGTAAATATATGAATAATTTAAGAGATGATATATTTGAAGCCACTAATACATTCATAATGAATACTATCAATAATATAGGTATCATAGCTGTATTGTGTGCGGTTAGTGAAAGACAAACAGAAGTAACTGATAGACATGTAAGACAAGCTTCAAAAATAACAGCTTCTAGTTTTACATCAATCATTGATTGGTTTGAAACAAAATTAAGAAAAACTCCTAAAAGAATAGCTGAAAGAGTTAATGATGGGTCAATAATGAAGGCATATGAAATGAGTAAAAAGAATTCTGAGGGATGGGTTCTTAAGGCAGCGATGTGTAGTAATTGGTGTAAGGTAAGCGAAGGGAGTAGATCTGGGTTTTATCGTAAATGGCCTACTATGCAACATTTATTTGAAGAGAAAACTATGAATAGTAAAAAATATATAAGGAGAAATAAAAATGAGTAATATATTATCAATTGATATTGAAACAAAAAACTTAAGTCATGAAATTGGAGGATGGGGTAATACCCATATGTTTAAAGTAGCTTGTGTTGCTACTTATGATGGCACACTTAAAAAGGTATATACAGATGATGTAAATATGGATGATCTAGGAACATTAAGTGATATTGAAATTAAAACACTTAGAGAATTAAAATATGATTTAGATGATCATTTTGATAAAGGGGGTAAATTATTAGGACATAATATTAATATTTTTGATTTACCTGTATTAAGAGATTCGTTAGATATATTTATAGCAAAAAAATATTTAGATAATAAAGATGACATGTGTATAGATACAAGTGCTTATCTTTCTAAACATTTTGGTAAAAGAATACAATTAGACAATTTGACTAAATGTACTTTAGACGCAGGTAAGATAATGGATGGTGTAGAATCTGTGCAAAAATGGAATGACGGTGAATATAATTCTGTTCTAGAATATTGTTTAAAAGATGTAGAATTAACATATGATTTATGGAAATATGGAAAGGATAAAGGTGTAGTAAAAGCTTTTGATATAGAAGAATCAAAAATTATGACTTATCCTTGTTTTTGGTAGTTGCCTACGGACTTGGAGATAAAATAAAACATAAGAAAATAACGATTAGAGTCGGGGGGATTTATCCCCTCGGCCCTTTTTTTATGTCAAAATTCACGATCTATAATAAACCTATTTTCTGAAGGCCAATAATTATACCGGCTATAATCGCTGTACCAGCACTTACTTTTTTAGTAATTTCCTTACTTAAGTAGTGATGAATATTCATTACAGGAGCTTTTTCAACAGTATGTTGTAAATCTTTAATAGCTCCCATCATTTCTAAATCACGTTTAGTAGCTCCTGTATGTTCACTATGTAATTTATTGACTTCACTATGTAGTATAGTAACGCTAGTTTCTAAGTTTTCTATGCGAGGCATTATTTCGTCTTTAAATTCAGCTACAGTTATTCTTTTCATATCATTCAATCCTTTCTATAAATTTTTCCCATGTTTTATTAACTATAATTTGTCTTATATCATGAACTAGTTTTTCAATCTCAAATTCATGGAGGCTATGTTTTTCCTCCCATATCCTTGCTAACGGTAACTGATCAAGTGGAAGTATTATTTCTCCTTTATCATCGGTAATATTTATATGATCAAAATCTATATTTAATCTATCATTTTCTAAATTTCCTGTAGTAAGTAGCACATAACGGCCAGCTTTTTCAGGCTTTCTTAATTCATGAATTAAATTATCTGGTAAATCTTTTTCGGGTAACGATATACTAGAATATTCGTGTCCATTATCAACTAACGAGAAGTCTTTAATTCTATTAAGGATCACTTTAGCTATATCCCACAGAAATAGGCGACTACCAAATTGAAGAATGGGATTTATGTAAATCTTTTCCCTATAGTGAGGTAATCTCTTTACTTCTTCTATAATTTCTAATTTTAATGCTTCTATAGTTGCCTTATTAAATATATTATTTAATACAGGGTTTAGAACATTCTCATCACCCGAATATCCGTAGTCGCCCCGCACTCCTACCATAAATATCCAAATACTATGTATTATTTTATTACGAATAACCTGTTTTCCCTTTTTACTAGGTTCGCCTTCAGCCCACCCTTCCTCAATAGCTAATAATTTTTCAGTTGTTTCTAATATATCTTCCCATCTTTTTAAAGATTCTTTGCTAGATTTAATTGCATCATATTTTTCTTTTAAATGTTTAAAAATAGATGAAACCGATGCTGTGTCTGGGTATACATTAATTATAGCACCATTATCATTATCAAATATACTAAGTTTAGTTCCATTATGCTGCCAATATATTACTACTCCTTTACCACAAGTTATAACCCAATCACCTACCCTTGGTTTTATGAAGTGTGGCAAATTATTATAATGCTGTTTAAAAATATCAACATTAGCTATAAAATATAATGGTAAATTATAAGCTTTAGAAGATGAACCTCTACCACTTGTAGTTTGTAATTGTAGTTCCCATGGTTTAAGGGATGTTTCTTCTCCATATGATAATTGTGCAAATGGTTTTTTAGGACTATCTTGTTTAGGAGTAATTCTCTGGGTTTGAGAATATTGTGTCTCCGGATCAAATCTTGTATATTGTGGAGCGCTCTCTTGAGTAATTTCTATATTATCATAAAAGAGTTTATGTTCTTTATTGGTTAATTCTTGTAAAACAGCCCATTGAATAAAACCTTTATTTTGACTGAGAATTACTTTTTCAAATATTTTTTCTAAATAGCCGGAGCCTGGCATATTCTGATGGTGATCCGGTAATGCATCTTGCAAATATTCTTCAAGATCATTCCAAACATCGCTTTCTTCTACTAAAGCATCATTTGATAAAGTTTTTTTACCTATTTGATTTGCTACTCTTATTAAAATACTTAAACCATGAGTTGAAACAAATTTATCTTTATATATATCATTTGCTAAATTAACCATTTCTTCCCAATCTTTTAATAATTCTTTTAAAGTACCTGGATCAAAATCATCTTGTAAAGAACGAGCTTCTCTTTCTAATTCACTAGGATCAAAAAGATGCTTTAAAGGGCCTTCATCTCCTTTTGCTCCCACTCTATGAACCTCATGCCAATCATTTACAATAGTATCATATTTTCTCCAAATTAAACCTTTAGATTGCGCTTTTAATTTTTGTATCATCTCTATAATATTAAGATTCATATTTTGTAAAAGTTTAATTTTTTGTTCTTCTGAATATTTATCATAGAATTTAAGTAAATCTACAATATTATCTTTATTTATTTCTGTAATTGGTATATCTTCTATTTCTTCTATAGTTTCATCTTTAGATTCAAACCATTCTGGTTTGGCTTCTTCTTCGGGTTTATTAACTCTATTATATGTTGAAATAAAATCTCCTAAATCTTTACTAGTCATTAATTTAACATCAAAGATTTGTTCAGGTTGCCAATTATCAATTAATATTTGTTTTTCTTCATTTGATAATCCTTGCCAATCATTAGCAAGACGTCTATCACTATCTATAATTTCTAAAAATTCATCTTGTACTTGTACCATTTAATCACCTCATAATCCATAACCTATTACTAACCAACCTGTTCCAAATGTACCTGCTGGAGCTGCCATAGTTGCCGAAGGAATAGTACCATCAGTATAAGAAACTAAAGTTACAAAAGCTAACTTAGGTAAAACCATAGTATTAGGAGTAGGTATTAAGTTATGATATGTTGATGCAGGGTTAGTAGCTTGACCAGCATTAAATTCTTCTGATGCTGCTGGTGTTATAATAGCATCTCCTGCGCCACCATTAACTAATGTAATTATAAGATTTACGTCACCACCAACAGGGGGCATTATAAAAAAATTAGTTGCTGCTGGTGCAGTATCTAAAACTTGTATTGTTGTTGCTGCTAAAGCTCTAGGTGATCCTATGACGCCACTTGCAGAGGATACTAATAATTCTCTATTTAATTCTCCACCTGTTGTTAATTTAGTACTAGCAGTTATATTACCTGTTACAGCTAATGTGGTACCATCAAATTGCATATTTGCTTCTGCGTTCATTGCATCTGTACCTGTAGCAGTTACAACATAATTATTAGCACCGTTAGTTAAGAAATCAGAAACATCTACGGCGAAGTCTATTGTATCAGTACCCGAATTACCTGTAATAGTAATACCCACACCTTCAGTAAGGGCTAAAGTATCAGTAGTAGTATCAGCAGCAGGGTTAGTACCATTAGGACAAGTAATTGTTTGAAACAAATTTTGATCTACATTTGGAGAAGAATTTGTAACCGTTAAAGTATCTGTTCCAGCAGCAGTGGTTAATGTTATTCCTGTTCCAGCAGCTACTGTTAAGGTATCTGTTGCACCATCGGCTACAATATTTGCTTCCCCTGAAACAGCTATTGTCTCAAATAGGTTTTGAGTAGAACCACTGGCCATCATATCATGTTCAGTTCCTGCACCATCTTGGAAATATAACTTATCATCATTTTTACAATATATTGCGCCCCAATCATCAATATTAGTTGGAGTATCTGTCTCTTTTATCCAAAGACTTGTAGGTGCATCGTCTGTATGATATGTTAAGAACTGAAATGGTCTAGTAGCTAAATCAGCAGTAGTTGATCCATCAACCTTGATAACACCTATAATAACGTCTCCTTGTGTATAATCTGGGATTTGAGGATTAAGTGATCCAGTGAGTATAGTTCCCCCCACTCTATTGCGTATAACAACAGTAGAAACTCCAGTAATCACCAATAGACCATACCACGCATATCCACTAGTAGGATGAGGAGAACCCCCACCGGCCACCGAATCTAAATCAACATAAGGTGATGAAGCCGCCGTAAAATCTGTTAGCGTATGATCCTTTTTATACTTTCCAAGCGATACAGTAAATCTAGTTGTGCCACCAACAGATGATTGTGTTACGTCACAACCGCTAACTACATAATTACCTTCAATAGCAGTAGCTAATCCTTGAGCAATACCGCTATGTAAAAAGTCTATGTTATCTTGCATTTGTTTTGTTGAGTCACTTAAAGTGCTAAAATGTAATGGATTAGATGTCATTATGTAACCTCCATAGTAATCATAATATCATACTGTTCATTAGTATTAATATATAGTGGATCTATTGGTATTCTAAAAAGCATGGTTGCTTCTACAGCATAAGATGCGGTTCCCGTATCAACCATTAATCCTGTCTGTGTTGCATTAGTAGCTAAATTACCAAAAATTCCTATTTCTTGTATAGTTTGTCCTGCAATACCAGTAGTATTTCCTAATAAAGTATATGTAAAATCTATTGTAGTATCATTTGACATTATATTCGTAGTACTCAAACTAGCATGATTTAAAGGAGCATCTAAACTATTAACATAAGGATTGCTAGCATCTCCGCCTGTTCCAAATTGAATTGTATTATATATTTGTGAAATAAATAGCGCAGTTTTATTTCTAGCAAATTCAGTCATCATGTTACGAACACTTCCTCATAAACAGTTTCCCAAGGTACGTTTCCCATTAAAGGGAAGCCACCAGTAGCACTTAAACTTAACGTTGTACCCGCTCTTCTAATTTTTATTTTTAATAATTTTTGATCTACTTTAGTATTCATATCCACTGATTCCCCTGTACTTATATTTTGTTTATCTCTAAGTTCCGTATCTATTTTCTTTGTAGTGGCAAATAATTCAGCCAATCTATCTGCCATATTTTTATCATAAGTTCCTATCTCTAATTCTGCAGTACCATCAATTGAATTTCTATTTTCTAACACAATATAATTACTTCTAGGTATATTTTCAGATGGTAAATTAACGGAAACCACATCACCTGGTTTTAATAAACTAATATTATTAGCTACTAATTTAATTTTATATCTTTGATTTAGAGTAGTATGTATATGTAGTAAATCTCTAGCTCTTCTAATAGCTTCTTCTTTAGTAGTAATTCTATTATCAAATTCTTCTAAAGTTTTCTTGCCTATTTCCTTTATACTATCGCTTCTTTTCTTAGTAGCTTTTACGTTTTTTCCATAAACTATAACTTCATTATAAAAATCAAAAGTATTATCGCTTCTTGATGCTTCTATTATATTTATATTAGTATTAGTGTGCGAAATATCAATATTAGTATAGTCATAAGGGTCTTTTTCTTTAGTTAATTTGACTCCATTTATTGTAGATATAATTCTTCTCTTTTTAATATTAGCTAAATAATCTGTAGCAGTATATAAATCTACACCTTTGAATATTGGGGCAACAATATAAGGATAATCTATTGCGCTAGAAGTAAATATTATATTGTGATTTTCAAATATATCATTAATTAAAGTTTCTGCTTCTTGTCCTATTGTAACAGTAGAACCAATATATGCAGTTTGAGGTTTATTAATATTAATTGGTTTTATTGTTTTAATACTAAAAACTTTCCCTACTGAGACAATACCATTTAATTTAGGTATATTATCCGAATCACTAAAAGATAAAGAATAAGATGAAGTTGCAGAGTGATCTAAAGTATGCATATTACATCTAAATTTATTATTACCATCATTAAGATAAACAGAATAACCACCACTTGTTTCACCAATGGCCCCACTACTACTAAATAAATAAGTACCCTTTCTATTAACTAAATAAGAAGTGTTCTTTTTGGATGCTGAATCAGTATCATCATAACTTAAAGCATCTGGATCTACTGCAACAATCATTGATAATACCCCTTCATTATAATCACCAGATTTAGAAGACGTTCCCTCTTCTCTTTTTCCTAAAGTATTATCTCCCTTGTTATTTTGATAACCATACGAACTTATTATACCATAACCTTCATTAGAATAGGCTTGTTTAGTATATGCAGAACTTAGTGTGTATAATTTAATATTATCATTACCTAATAATTTAGGCCAAAAACAAGTTTCTGCTGGTCTCATTATTCTATAAATATTTTTAACTGAGTCAGCATTATCAATTATTAAATGGTGTATCTTTGTAGAACCACTATATTCTACTTTATGTGATATAATATAATGTATTATATCTGGTTTAATATTATAAGCAGAATTATGTACTGAATCGGTATTAGATATAGTGGAACCAAATATATCTCCATCTACAGAAACTAAGTAGCACCCTGTTAAATCAGGACAAAAATTTAACCATTGGTTATTTTGTGTTGTGGTTGTTATTGTAAATTTTAAAGTTTTGCAAACAAGGTTGCTATTAATTGATGCAGTTGTAGTAGTTGCTGCCACCGAAGTATCTAATACAGGTTTAAAACCTAAATAAGCCCCATCTCCTATTAAATCACCAGTGGAGGCTGTGTTATCACTAGGTACATCTTTTAAAGTTTTTTCTGCAAAGGTAGTATTATCAGTACCAATAAATATATAAGATTTTGGTGAAGAAGTAGAACCGTCTAATTGAGCTAAGTTAGCAACTTTAGAATCTAATTTTCTATAATTATAATTAGTAGTAGTAGTAGACATACCCTTACTAACTCTATAAGTATCCTTATTTTCAATAGGGTATCTATCTATAAATATACATCTCATTCCTCTCCAAGTAGATCTTGTTGAAGCAGTAGCAGTACCACCAGCAACTAATTCTAAGATTTTAGATGGGTGCTTTAATTCATTATAGGTAGTAGCAGAAGGAGTATAAAAATTATCAAAAATGGTATGCATTGTAGAAGTTCCAGGATTTGTAGGTGTTCCTATAATTGGTAAACATATATTATCTTTATCTGGTTGTAAAGTGCCAGAATATGCGCCTCCATAATCAGTATGACCATATTCCCCGTTAAAATGATTCCCTATATCTATTGAATATTTACCTTCATTAGACCAGAAATTATTATTATTTGCTATATTATTAGTAAGGCCGTTTTCATTAGTTATTATTAATTTAGGTAAACATACTAAAGTTACTGTTATACTTTTTGTTCCCGCAGGTTCTCTTATAACGATAGTATCGCCAAGATTATAGCCAGCAGTTGAGCCCCAATTAGTAATATCTGTTACAGTAGGATTACCACTTCCATCTGTAGTAATAGTAAATTCCATATTTGACCCACTACCACTTGTTGAATATTGTGCTACTTCAGTATATTCTTGATCTGCAGACCAACTACTTGTAGGGCTGGGTGAATAATCAGCAAGACTAGTACCTGCATATTTAACTATTCCAAACTTAGTATCATCATACCAAAAGAATGAATCACCTGGATTATAATATTCTCTAGGATCTGCACCATCTACAAGAACACCATATTCTTTAATTTGATAAGTACTGGTAGTAGTAATAGCAGCAGGACAAGGCGGGGCAAAAGTGGCCACTCTAGTAGAACCAACATAATCATATATGAAACACCTAAAGCCAGCATTAGGCCCCGTTAAAACTTCAAGTATCATAGTATTATAATAGTCGTTAACAGCTGATGCACCAGCGGCTAATATTACTTCATTAACAGTAGCATTAGATTGTGCAGTACCTGTATTAGATCTTCCAGCAGTATATCCAGAACTATAATTAAGTTCAACTTCTGTATCTTTAGTGCCATAACTATTACCAAAAATAGCTCCTTGTAACATATGAAGTCCTTTAGTAGCACTGCTATCATTAAAAGTATGATCTACATCTCTTCCTTGTATTGCATAAGTAGTCATATTAGTTTCATTATATAATGTTCTTGCACTTAATGGATCCATGCGTACATTATATATACTACCAGTATAATAATCTCCAGATAAAGGATCATATTTAGCAGCAGCAGTTAAAGTAATAGTATCATTAGAATAAGTGGTTGTTGCTAAACTACTAACCTTACCAATATAATGTCCTTTATCTGTGTATAATCTATCATTAACTACTATCCCTGTATTTACACCTGTAGTAGTAAGAGTTGAACCAGTTAAAGTATTTACATTTACAGTACTATCACTAATCTCAGTATATTTATGATAATTTAAAGTTGAATTCCTTTTATATTCTGGTAATAACATATCTTTATTAGGTGGCAATTCAGGATCAAAAGAATTAAAATGCCAATCAAAAGTCATTTCAATTAATCTCATTAAGCCAAATCTTAATATTTCATTAGAAGTTATACTAGATTCTGCAATATCTATAGTTTCATAAGATCCATCATTTTCTTTTTGATTTGATAAAGAACCTATATAGTTAGTATGATTTACTGCACTTAACCCTAAAGAAGGTTCATTTCTAACGAATAAATTATAATCTGTTAGTTTTCTTGTTTGATTTAACAAACTATTTTGTCTAGTTTTACTATCTGGGTATAGGTCGCTCTTACTAAATATAAACCATCTAATTGTTTTTGGGTCAATTAATTGCCAATTATCTTTAGCTTCATTAATAATATTAAATTTTTCACCTTTCCAAGGATCAACTGTGCTAACAACATCTTCATATACCATTCCCCAGCGACTATCTCCTCCATATTTAGGTAGTAAATCCCATGTACTCGTATTATGGTGTTTATTGTCATTAAAATTACTACCAGTAGCAGGATATATACCTCTATTTGGTATTGTTTTCTTTTCTAATCTATTTTCAGTATCTGGATAAAAATCTTTATAATACTCTGTATTTGTTTCACCACCAGTAAAACCAGCCTTTATTTTATAACCAATAGCATATCCATTTGCGTTGCCTCTATTTTCAGCATAATATAATTTAGGTTTAGTATCATATGATCGCTTATCAACATAGGTAATTGATCCAGGCTTACCTAATTGTAAATCATTATATTTCCATGTAAAGCCACCATACCTAGTAATAAAATCTCCATCAACTCCAGATGCATCATCTGAAAATATGCCAGCAAATTGTATAGGTTTTCCAATATAAGAAAATTGAGAATTCATTAATTGAACTACTCCACCAACATCTAACCCTTGAGTATTTAAAAAATAAATATGATTAGTATCTTTTCTATACTTAGT